TGCTCTGCCCAATAGTAAGCGTCCTGAGTGTCAATGTAACTGTGCAGCGTCTCCACAGTCTGATCTAGAGTTGTCAAAAGCTCTGCTTTTAATTCCGCTACTTTTGCGTCTGTGTAGTTCTGATAATTTGTCTCTAAGTCGGTCAAAAACTGGATGATCTGATTGATATTGTATGCAATCTTCTGCATCATTTCCAACTGACTAATAGACGCATCCCATTCAGACGGCAGTGACAGATAGGCGTTATTAAAACATAGCTTTTCCGGTAACTTTTTATCCACCTCTTTTTACCTCCTTTTAATAGATTTTTAAGAAAAGAGTACGGGAAACTGTGTCTGAGAATTGTCCAACAACGTCCATTAGCGTCTCTCGATATTTCAATATCAATTCCGCTTGCGGAACATTATACCCGCTTTCCTGATAATTTTCTGAGTATACCTCTTTTCCGTTTGAAGATGTCGTTCCGCTCCCGCTACCCTCATCTACTGTTATTGTAGTGGCATAATCCGCGTTTGTCAAGCGGTTTTCCGGTGTATCATCAAAAACATTTTTGTTGTTACTTTCGCTTGTGCTTTTTCCGCTTGCGTTTGTTTCTCTGTCTCCATTTCGTGAACTCTCCCTGCTGTAGCTCTTTAATTTGTCCAGTTCTAACAAACTCGATTCATACAGTTTGTTGTACACGGGCGCCCAGCGCGAAACATTCTGATTAAATTTCAGTATAAAATATTCCGGTGTTTCGTATTCGATTTCCCGCATCATATTGTCAATGCAGAACTGCTGGAAAAAGGCGTTTTTAAATTCTTCATTGTAAAACTTGTTTGTGTTATACAGCATTTTAGACCGCGCTTTTTCGATTCTTTCCATAACGCTCATTTCATCTTCCAGTCGGATAAAATGATATCGCTTTTCTTCCTCTGGGCGTAACGGGTTGTTGTCCTGCGAATAATGGTATATGATATTTCTTAATGTAGTTGTGTGATTACTCATTAGTTATATCTCCCTCCGTGTTCTTCATGCTGTTGATTCCAGCGATTTCCTGCGTTCCTAAACTTAAGCGGTTACAATTAGGATTGAAGTCTACACTAATTTCGGTTAAGTCAGGGAACAGTCTTTTAATTTTCTTAAGTGCTTCTCTGCGCATAAACAGCCCGCCGTCTCGCAGCGCAAGAATGTGTTCTTCGTTTGCTTCTGCTTCAGATTCCACAAGACGTTCTTTTTTGTAAATGTTAAGGTTATTATACCCTAACCGTGTAAGGTATTCGCTCCATATGCAGTTCTTTTCTTTTTCCAGCTGCTCCAGAATACACGGTACGGAAAAATCAAGCACCCCTTTTGTGTCAGCAGAAAAACCGTCTGTATCATCTACCAAAACAAACGGTTTCCCGTCCTCTGCTTCATTGATAGCATGTTTCGCGCTGTTTAAGTTGTCCTTATTTACAAAGATTCCTTTAGGTTTCATCTGCAAACGAGTGTTAACGTCTTTCGCTTTTTCTATCATAGTAAATTTCTTTGCGAAATAATAAATTTCTGGCATGAATGGGCGGAACGTCTGATCGTTAAAAATAATAGCGCTGTCTTTTTCGGTTGCTTTGTGATGGTATCCGCTGGCGGTATTGATATAGCGGGTTGTCGGTATATTGTAGATATTAAAGCTGCCCGCTTTTGTACAAGGTAAACACAGATACCCCATTACATCATCTTTAAAAAAGCAAACTGAACCGTTAAAAATTAAGGCCTGTTCCAATGCTCTAGCACTGACTGTATCCGGCAGCCCTGTCCATGTGTAACGGTTGATTGCTAATAAATACAGCTGATTTACAAAATGATCGAACGTAACGCGTTCATCAAACTTTCGAACGATCTTTCCATCATAACCGGCACCGCACAAGCCTAGCGGGTCAGTTGAAAAACCTGTTCTTCCCATTGTTTCTTCCTCCTTTTTACTTCGTATTGTTTCCGTATGTCCCAACATTGTTTTTGTCATGCCACAAGGTAAAGCCGTTTATAAACATATTTCTTAATGGCTGCAAAAATTCATTCGGAATATTTCCATAGATGTTCACATTGTTGCATTTAATATAATTGTATCGCGGTCTGCTGTTTAAGTTCGGAACACCAAAACGACTTACCTTGTACCCGTATACATCAAAAAATTGTTCGATCTTTTCTGCAAACTCCGGCTTTACTGTCCACCATCTGTATATGATTTCCAGCTTCTTAGCAGCAATGAACGTTGCAAGACCTCCCCCGCTTGCACCAGTCAAACTTACATTCGTTTGCATCTGTCCGATACGCTGTCTGTCTCTTTCTGAACTCTGTAATTCAGAACGCACATTTTTATATGCGTCTATTCCTGTGGAAAGCACGTTCAGCGGGTCTCCCGTAAAAACAGACTGTACCACGTTTCCAACTGTATCCCAAAAAATGTTTGATCTGTTCTGAGAGTGCACAAGAGTGTTTGTAGCTTCTGCCTGTGCGGTCTGTAGTGGGTATGTGTTATTTTGTACCGGAAAGCACGGAAAACCATTTATATTGCTAGCGTTCAGCAAAAAATCTTCTTCTGCGCCACAATAGTCTGGTGTATAAAAGTAAAAATTAGGTGCGGGTATTAACGTACTCACAAGCATAACAACCGGTGCGCTGTCTTTAATAAATTCAGGTTTTAAAACAAAGCGGTTTCCGTTCGGCAACAAACACTCTATAAAAGAAAACTGAGAGTTGTACATTTTTTTATTTCTGTAAGAGGGGAACTTAGATTCCCACCCAATTAACGCGCGGCCAGCTCCAGACCGAAACGGAGAACTTGAATCAGAAATTACTCCAATATTAAAACCCATTGCTGATTGCCGCACGGTTACAGTTCCACTAAATCCAAAAGACGGTATTGCGTAGATTGCTAATATTGACTGCGAAACCCACGGGTAATTAGAAAGCGCTTCCATTATTGCCGTTATGCTGCTAGTTCCCCATTGGTGCGGCTCTACTAAATATGCGCGTACAGCTGATGGTAGTCCGCCGTATACCCCGCCCTGCGCCGCTGTTACTTTTGGTTCTTCCAACGTACCAGGGTCAGATAAAAGGTCAATTGCGCTTAGAATAATAAAAGGATAATTAGACTCTAAATCACCTAAAACTTGTACTTCCTCATGTGCTATCACATAATCTCCCACATCAACAGGCTCTTGCACCGTGTTTGTTTTAAAATCATCGTTCGCAACATGCTCTCTGCTGATGTCGCAGTCCCTTATAACCATGTCAAACAAAAACGTCTGGTATACGTCTATTTCAAAATTCAAAAGAGACGTTTCCGGATTGATATAAATAACCTGTGTTACAAAAGCATAATACCATTTTCCACTTGCCTGATTTTTAAAACATAGATAACACGCGTTGCCTATTTCTTCCGCGTTTACAGGAACTTTTACTCCACGATGTTCCCTGATATATTTAAAATCTGTGAAAACGCGAATTGCTTTTGAACGAAAATAATTATATTGTTCGTTCTTATCTGCAAAAGACAGCTGCCTAACCTGAGAAGCATCAAGCGGAACATCTGCGCATATCATCAATTCATTCGCTTGCATTGCGTATACTGCTTCTAGTGCCACTTTTAAACCTCCTTTTGAAAAAAGGGAACGTTTCCGTCCCCTTTTATAAAAAAATCTTTAGCCTGTGATCGTCACAGCTTTTGTTGTCTGTGCGCTTGTCTGTCCTGCGACAACCGCTTTCAGTTTCAACGACTTAGCTGTCTCATTCGGACTTACTTCAATTGTTGCGCTCTTGCTGTCGCTTGCAACAATTCGTGTGCTGGTTGCGTTCGCTCCCTCTAAGGAGAAAATCACTCCCCCGTTTGCCGGAGTGGTAGCCGCTGTGTATTTACTCTGTGCGCCTTTTGCGATAGACTCCGCGCCTGTAATCGTCACGGCTGTGTAGTTCTGTACCTGATCGGTAGTAAGTGCTACCGCGTTATGGAATGGACTGGTAAAGTAAATCTGCCATACATGCAGCCAATAATTCCAATACAGCTTTTCTGCATTGAAAAAATCGGATGTTTCAAACAGCTGGTCGTAGATGTTAAGCCATTCATCGTCTGCCACAATCGCAACGATTTCCGGGTGATTCGGGATTTCCGGAATCACAGTGATTCTGCCCAGAATCTGCGCTTCATCCATATGGAACGCATAGGCAAGTGCCTGAACTGATGTTACAGCATCTGCTTTTGGTGTAATAAATACACGCTGACTTTCTCTTGCCGTGGTGTTCAGAACCCCTGCTGCATTGTAGTCAGCAGACGGGAACAGTAAATTGTTGGAAACCACGCGCATAGTTGTCAGAAAATCTTTTGCGCTCTGTTCATCTGTCGGGTCTGTTACATGCACAAGCTTAACAAAACCATTGTCAATCGCAGACTCGATTGCACCCATTGCGTAAAGCATTTCAGAAACTTCATTGCCGGTATACATGGAATCAATCACACGGTCAACAAAATTTCCCAGCCCCTGTTCACTGTAAAATGCACTACGCAGCATTTCGCGGTTCACAGTCTTTTTGAAAAACTCTTCCCGATTTCGGTTCATAAAGGCAACCGCAATATCTGGTTTTTCCTGCTTTAACATCGCCCAAGGGTCTGTGTCCGAACAGAAAGAGTGTGCAGCTGCGATCTTTACCCATACAGATTCAATCGTTTCGCCGTATTCCAACATTCCCCTTTTTGCGAACGCAAACGGGCTAGTGAAATACATTTTGTCGATCTTCTGCAACGCCCATACGTTTACGAGCTGGTTCATGAACCTGTTCATGATAGGCTGATACTGCATCATGATCTGCCCAAACTCTTTGATGTTCGTATTTGTAACTTCTGGAAGTAAACCCTCCCATTCTGTACCTTTTAAACTGGCTCTAAAGCTATTCAGTGCTAAAGGAACATTTTTTAAAACTCCTTTTACTGCCATTTTTTACCTCCTTTACAGATCGAGAAAATCTTCTGTTTTGATTTCCTCTTTTTCCTCCTCTTCATCTTTGTTATCGGTTTTCGTTCCAGACAGAAAAGCATCTGCGTACTGTTTTCTAACGTCCGCCACTTCTGTTTCCAGACGGTCATTTTCGTCTGCAATTTCCGTAATCAAATTCAGAATTGCGGATTCATCCAACGCGCCCTCTTCTGGTGCATCAATTCGCGCAATCAATCGCGCCTTTTTTAATAAATCTTCTCGCTTCATTTTTTCCCTTTCTCCCGTGCGCGGTTTTATAAGTAAGGGAGAACACGCGCACAATCCGATACGCCACACAGACAGGCCGAATTTACACGGGGATTTCCTGCCTATGCTGTAAATTCTCCCTCTATGGCTTTATTATATCTGGCTGTTGCAACAATGTCAACCCCTAATTCCCAAAAAATCCATACCAATATTTTTACATTCCTGAGATTCAAAACGGAAATTTCCGGCATTGAATTGCTTTCTACACATCGATACTTGCGCTGATATTGCACCTGTTAGGCAAGTGTTTTCGTCATGGTCTTTTGTAGATATTGCAAAAAGTCTGTGAAAATTTCTGTCTGATTTTAACGATATATAATATCTACCATTTTGTAGTACCCACAACCCATAAAAAAGACCATTGTGCTTTATTGTCATAAGATACCTTGCGCCCGCAAGATTCTGCTTTGCAATAAATTGCACATTGTCCAGCAAAAAGATATTGTCAATACTGTAATTAAAATAGGCAGCATCGGAAAACGCTCGATAAAAGCCGCTTTGCTGTTTTTCCTCTGCTACGTATTTATTTCTGTAGACCTCCATCACCCAACCATGCCCCCGCATAAAGTGAATACCGGATTGCCAGCGCTTATGAATCCCTAAAGCGACAAAATAAGGATTGAGTAGTGACACCATGTTGCTTACTAAAAAATAGGTAAGTTTTCTGGTTAATTGCTCAAAACCTCTTCCGACTGCGTCATTTATTGCAAAAAACTTTGTGATCTCGTCCGCGCAATAGTCCCCTGTTTCGCTTTGGAACTCGTCAAGAAAAATATTGTCTGCATCGTTAAAAAATGTTGATATTCGCTTGACCTTATCCACCATACTCAGCGCAATCACATATCCACAAGATATTTCAAAATCTTCTGTTTTTATAAAAACTTCCGCGAATTTACCAGATCCGCTGGACACAGAATATAAATCCGTATTCGGAAATTTATTTTTTACATCCGCCCAAAAAGCCGGAATGTAACTGTTTAATTCATCTTTTTTTCGAACTAGACAGATAAACTTTTTGCTTTTATGCAAAAATTCATTGATTAAATATTCTTTCACAGCAAAAGATTTTCCGCCACCTTTCGAGCCAGTTATAATAAAAATGTCTGGTGTATTTCCGTCTAAGTCTTTTGTTTTTAATATATTGTCTAGTCTGTAATGCTTCTCCATGCTGCCTCCTTCCTAATAAAAAAGAGGAACAATTGTTCCTCTTTTTATGCTGCCCTGTCAAACAAGAACAAGCGTTAAAAATTCATTTTTATTGTTGGACGTTCGATATTCTGCCCTTAATGTAAGTGGATTGTCCGGTGACGGCGCACCTACAAACTGCTCAAGTGTCTGAATACAATCAGCAACTGTAGGCGATAGGGTTGTAATGCAGAGTCCGTCCTGGAGCACGAACCCAGTGCACACGCACGAGTCTCCGGTTGCTTTTCTAGTGGTTTCCCATTGTGCTACGCCAACTACCACCATATCTTCACCTACGTGATCTGTTAAGCCCTCACTATTCTGCGAAAGGCTGTAAAGCTGCTTTTTGTCAGTTACTGTGTTAATTAAACTCATAATGATCTCTCCTTTTATTCTGCTTTTTCTTCGTCAACTGTTACGACTTCTGAATACTTCATAAAATCTTCAACGCTTAAACGTCTAAGCTCTTCTCTGTATTCCGTATTCACGCAGAAAAGTCCTTTTTCCTCGGGATATGCTTTGTTGATTTCCCGCGTAATTGCCGTGTTAGAACTTACTCTAACCGGAACAATAATGTCAGGAAAGGCTATTACCTGCCCATCTGCAAACTGCGCTACCTTAATAACTGTAGTAGTCACAGTTCTTGTAAAAAACCGTGTCCTTGCGTCTCCGTCTCCTTTTCTCATTTTTAACTGCTCCTTTCTTTTTTGTGTTTTATTTTTATTGTATTATCATAGCACAAACCTTTTAAAGTGTCAACATCTTTTTGCGCGTAAAGTATAAAAATCTTCCACTAACACCATTCCGCCACTAATGTATTTTGGTTTTAATTTTCCGCCCACTTTTAAACCGATCTTAAAATCTGTAATTGGATGACTTGCCAAAAATAATTTTTTTGACTTTTCCGGCATCCCAGCACACTTGATCTCCCAGTGTCCTGCCACTTTTTTACCATCCTCTTTTTGCACAAACTCTGCATATGTCTTTTGTCTTATAAATATAGCACTGCTCCAATCGCTTTCCCGCTTCCAGTGCAATAATTCTGTAGGATGTTCTTTTATCATTTTTACTTGTTTTCCATCGTCAAGCATATGTATAGAGTCCGTGTCACTGTAAACAAAATTTTCATAGTTAGCCTGTGCGTGCGTTATGGTAAAATATCGCGCGTATGCTGTCACAGCTGCGCCAGCTGCAATGTATAGTGTGTCTTTTTCATGCTCCGGGTGCAATTCAAAACCTATAGAATCTGTTTCAGGGTCGATAAATGGTTCACGATATGAACTATTATCGTTAATGGCAAGACGCCCGTATAAGTTATTCAGGAATAATTTTGCTTCTGTGCGTTCTCCCTTGTCTTTTGTAGTCATTTTGATTTTCATATAGTGATCTATATAAGTGTCAAAAAGACCTATCGCCCCATGAAAATAACAACCGTCTAGAATCTCTAAGTCGTATACTTCATAATGTTCTAATAAAAGGAGATAGTCGGTCATAAAAAGAGTTAGTTCGGGTTTTGCTTCCTCTTTTTGTCCCTCTTTGTTTGTAAAATATCTATAATATTTTCCACGATAATAGATATCAGATGTTTCCAGCCATTGCGTAGAGTTATACCGATAGTCTCCTTTAATCTGTACAGTCGGCAAAAAACCTTCTTTTAGCTTAAATCGGCAGCGCAATCTAACATAAAAAGGATATACGCGCGTTTCTAAACATTTATAGGGAATCTCTTTTTCGAAAAATATTGGTTTTCCTGTTGGATAATAGTTACCACTTTTACTGTGCATAACACTAGGGTACAGCGAATTAACATCAAACGTCATGCCCTTCTGTGTAATGTGTTTTCTTTGCTTGTATTTATAATAGCAATAACCGCCTTTGTAAGCTTTACGGATATATTCATCAACATTATCACTTCCACGCTCATATTTTATTAACGCTATATCTTTTAAGTTCGGAAAAGCTGCTTTGAAGTCCATAGCATCGAATTTGTTTTTAAACTCATCCATACAACACGAACCTATAGTTAATTTGTCATGCCCGTTTTTTATCATCACTTCCAGTGCTTCCTTTAATACATAGATATCGTTAATAATGTAAGCATATTCTTCCGGTGTTATCTCACAGTTTGCATGACGCAATCCTACATATTCCATTTCTAGTTTTCTGTGCTGCGTATTAAACGCTGAGCCAATTTGAGCTAATGTCATAGGCATAAGTTTCGCACTGTCCCTAAACTCGATCACTGTATCAAATTTTGGTTTGACTGTAACGGTATACCATTTATTTGTATCCGATATTAAGGCTTTAAACTCTTTTGCGTTCATGTCTTTATTGCGTGCATTATTCCATGTATATCCTTTCTTTAAAAGCCAGTACACAATAAAAGCTCCATCAAAACGCAGGTTATGAAAATAGCACAAAACGTTTTTGTTTAAGTTAAAAATATCATTTAAAAAATCTTCTATGTTACCCCGCAAGTGCGGTTGTTCTGTAAATAATTCTATCCATGCAGCACTCCAAACCTCTGTCGATGTCTGCCCTGGATATACAGTAGTCTCAAAGTCTGCTGCTATTATAACAGGTTTTTTCAATGATTTTTTTTTTTTGACATTGTGAAACCTCTCTCAATGTTTCACGTGAAACATTTAATATTCTCCCCAGCCGTTTTCATAATCGAATGAATCTAAAAATTCTTTTTGCTGCTCTCTGGAAAGACCTAAGTTATCTGACAATTCAGATAGAAACTCTGGTACAATAGACTGTCCGCCATTTTTTTCTGCGTCATAACTTTCATGAATAGTTAGCCAAGGCACAGACTCTAATGCTTCCGCTGTTGCTATTTTCCCGTTTTTCTTTAAGCTATTTTCTAGCCATTGCCTGCACATGCGCTCAGCTACCGGAAAATATGTGTATGTTGTGTTTATAAAATTCTCTATAATAATATCCGCACTAGAGGGATAATTTACTACACGTTCTCTTTTCTTTTTTACTTTTCGTCTTTTTGATTTATAACCGCTATCAGTTATTAAAGATTCAGACGATTTTTGTATAACGTCCGGTGTTATTTTTTTCAACCGCTTAACATCTGCTTTTGTTGGTTGCTGTTTTGCTTTTGGAATGTCTATAGATATAGCATAACCTTGTGCAAGTAATTTATTCACTTGATTTTCAATTCTTTTCAGTTCTTGCGCGTATACTTTCGCATACCTATTTTTTCTTGCCATATGGAAAACCCTCCTTTTTTATGATATGATTATATTGTAACATATTTTTCATAAAAATACAATAAGAAAAGCCGTTTTAAACGGCTTTCCATTTATTTATAAATCATATAAAACGCATCCAACATGTTATTTGTTTTTGCATAATCATGTTGCGTTTGTTTTGCTTCCTCCTGTGTTTTTCCGGTTCGCAGTTCTGCGTAAAACAATTCTACCAAACTTGTTACATTGTCAAACAGCTTTCTTGAACGTTCCCATTCTTTAAAGTTCCATAACGTGACTGTTTTTGTATAACTGTCAATGTCAACCTTAACGCCTCTTTTGAATAATTCGGTTATGTTGGTAAGTTCATAACCAGTTCTGTAAGGAATGCGAACTGTGTCGCAGCCCGCTTCCATTGGGATTATTTCATAATTTGTTATCCCGTTTTTGTTCAATTTCTTGATTATGTTTTTTACTTCCATTTTTATCCTCCCATGTTAGAAAACCAGCGAATAGACTGATTGCTATTATGACAACTATCAGCGTTTCTTCATTCATTTTCATTTCCTCCTTATTTCCTTTATGTAATTATATATTAGCACACGGCCATAGAAATGTCAAGCGTATTTTTTAAAATATTTTATACGCGTTAACTATTTTTAGTTTGTCGTGCAAAGTGAATGGGGAAATGTTCTAAATATCGTTTTATTTTATGTCAA